TATGGAAGTTGAAATGGGTGGCATTGCTTTCAAAGGTGCTGTTGATAGAATCTTTGTAACACCTGATGGTGAACTTGTTATTCTTGATTTGAAAACAGGTATGAGAACACCTCAAACAGATTTACAGTTACAAGTTTATGCTTGTATGATGGAACGTTTCTATGGTGTCCGACCAAGTTGGGGATGCTATTGGATGGCAAGGACTGGTGCGACCAGCAACCCTGTCAACCTTGATGGATTTACGCTAAGAAAGTTAGATGAAATGGTTGCCCTGTTTCAGAAAGCAAGAGAAGAGCAACTGTATCTGCCTAACTTCGATGGGTGTAAAATGTGCTCATTAACAGAATACTGTTATTGGGTCAATGGTGAGAAGCACTTACCATTAGGAGAGTTGGAGATAATCAATGTCAAATGAGTCAGCATATGTAGTCAATGTGAAAACTCGCATTGGAACAATTATTACTGTTCGTGGTGATAATTTTGTTGATTTGTCAAAGAATATTAATGCCGCAGTAACTGGCGACGTTGATAAACTTGTTGGTGCGTTAGAAGAAACTTTATTAGGTGACGGGGCAAACGCAGCCTACGCTGCACAAGCATTAGGTGGAACAGTTGTTTCAACATCTAATTCTTTTGCGCCTGTAACACCACCAAGTGTTAGTGGTCCTGCACCTTCTTGCCAACACGGAACACTTGTTCATAAAGCAGGAACAGGAACTAAAGGTCCTTGGCAAGCGTGGATGTGTCCACTGCCAAAGGAACGTAAAGCAGAACAATGTCAACCACAGTGGATTCGCAAGGGTCAACCAGGATGGGTAAACTAAAGTTCAATGAGAACAATTAGTAGAACAGTTGGTAAAACTGAAGCAGGTGGCGAACCACTACCACCTGTGTTCAGGGCTTTTAGTGCAGAAAAAATACTTCTTAGAAGAAGTGAAGTTTCAATGTTTGCTGGTGCACCAGGTGTTGGTAAATCAACACTTGCATTAGCAGTTGCGCTAAGAACCAATGTTCCTACTCTTTACATTTGCGCTGACACTGGCGCACACACTATGAGTATGCGTTTGTATTCAATGATAACTGGGGTAAGTCAAGTTGAAGCCGAACGCATACTTGCTAGTGATGAAGATAAAGCACGCACCGAATTAAATAAAGCAGGACACATCAAGTGGTCCTTTGAGGCTGCACCTAACTTAGCAGACATCGATGAAGAAGTCCTTGCATTTGAAGAAGTACACGGAGAAAATCCGCACCTAATTGTTATAGATAACCTTTCAGATATCACTGAAGGTGGTGGTGAGGAATGGTCAGGTATGCGTGCAACAATGAAAGAAATAAAATATTTAGCACGCGATACTAACGCTGCTATTCTTTTACTACATCACACATCAGAAGCGTTCATTCCAAGTCAAGATGGTGTGCAACCAATATGTCCACCACGTTATATGATTCAAGGTAAAGTTTCACAACTACCTGCAATGATATGCACTCTTGGTATGACACCTAGTGGTGACTTGGCTGTTGCACCTGTAAAAAACCGTTACGGTAAAGCAGTTGCTAATGGAACAGAAGCAGTATTTTTAGACTTTAATCCAGCATTTATGTATCTTGCTGACATTAAAGAAACAGCATAGGATTCTTGCTAAAATCAGGCAAGGAAAAAAGAAGGAGATAATAATGTCACTGCCATCAGTAACATTAAAAGGTAATCTAGTTGACGATGCTCAAGTGAAACAAGTCAACGAAGATTATGTAATCAATTACACAGTTGCAACTAACAATCGTAAACAAGACGAGAGTGGTAACTGGGTTAACAATGGTGAACCAACATATCTAAATGGAAGCATTTGGACTAAAGACGGTGCACAGGCTGCATCTAATGGTAAATTGTTAACCAAAGGAACATCAGTTATTGTAACTGGACAAATGAGAAGTCGCAGTTACGTAAACAAAGAAGGTCTTGATAAATCAGTCATTGAACTTCTTACAGATGATATCGGACTAGCACTTAAGAAGTATTCTTCTAAGTGAGTAATCCTAAAAAAGCCAAAGGAACTGCAGCAGAAACTGCTGTTGTTAAATATCTCAAAGGGACTTGGGATGGCGTTGAAAGACGCGCTTTGGCTGGTAGTGCAGACAAAGGGGATATCTCAGGTATCCCCAATGTTTGCATAGAAGTTAAAGACCATAAGAAAATGGTTTTATCTGGTTGGGTAAAAGAACTAGATGAAGAGATGAAAAACTCTCAAGCATTAACTGGCGCAGTTATTCACAAAAAACGTGGCACGTTGAACGTTGGTGAATGGTATGCCACAATGCCTGTAGAAGTTTACGTTAACTTGTTAATAGAGGCTGGTTATTAGTGTCAAACATTTCTGTTCTTCTTCACCACTATGGGGCTAAACGTGTCCCAGAAGGTAGAGGATGGCGGAAAATGCAATGCCCGTTTCATTCTGACACACACGCATCTGCTGGTGTAAATCACGAACTGGAAGCATTTAATTGCTTAGGTTGTGATGTTACTGGTAATGTGTACACTATTATTCAAAAAGTTGAAGGAGTTGGTTTTCGTGAAGCAAAGTCAAGAGCAGAGAAAATCATTGGAGAAAACCTCACTCCATTACCAAAAGAGCATAGAATTAGCAGAAAATTACCTGAGCAGTCGGGGATTATCTCTAGCAGACGCAAGGAGACACCAACTGGGGGTAGTACACCAACCAGTCGTCGGTCACGAAATGTATGAAGGAAGATTGTCCATTCCATACTTAACACCATCAGGCATAGTTGATTTACGTTTCCGTGCAATCAATCACGAAGAACCAAAATATTTAAGTTTACCTAACTCTGTTACACGTTTGTATAATGTTAAAGCATTCTTTGAAGCAAACAATTGGATATGTGTATGTGAAGGTGAGATTGATACAATTACTTTATCTAAACTTGGTTTCCCAGCAGTTGGTATACCTGGTGTGAAAAATATTAAATCACACCATTACAGGATTCTTGCAGACTTTGAACGAATTTATGTTTTTGCAGATGGTGATTCTGCTGGACGTGAATTTGCTAAAGACTTAGCAAGAAAATTGGCAGGAGTAATACAAATACAAATGCCAGAAAACGAGGATGTGAACAGTCTTTTTGTAAAGAATGGTTCACAGTGGTTCGAGGAGAGGATAGAAAATGAAGTCAACGTATAACGAAGCAGCCTTTGCTGAAATGACATATGTGTACACTGATGCAATGGCTGAACTGCTAATTAAAAAACAAAAAGACTATGGTCCAAAAAATATTTCTTTAGCACCAGGAGGTCCATTAAATGGGCTAAGAGTTCGTATGTTTGACAAGTTAGCAAGAATAAACAACCTGTTAGAAAGCGGTGCAACCCCAGAAAATGAATCCGTTCGTGATTCGTTCATCGACTTGGCTAACTATGCCGTCATAGCAATGATGGTCTTAGATAACAATTGGGATACAACTAAATATGAAGATAACAGAAGAGATAATAAAGGAATATGAAAGCCTTGTTAGAACAGTTGCGTATAGCAAGCATCGTGATTTTCCGATGGTTTCGAAAGAAGATATAGAACAAGAACTATGGATGTGGTTTGTCACTCACCCAGTTAAAACTAAAGAGTGGGGCGAGATGGATAAGAAAGAAGGAACAAGATTATTTGTTCGTTCTTTAAACAATCACGCTAATCGTTATTGTCAGTATGAGAAAGCAAGAAGTGTTGGATATGAAATGGTTGATTTAACTTTTTACCAACGAAGTGTTGTTGAGCAGTTACTTCCATCAGTTATATCTGGTGATTGGAATCAACCAGTTTATTTTGATGTCACAAGTGATAGGCATACCCAGGCACCTAATGAGGGTGGCAATCTTATGGCTATGCAAGCAGATATATCTAGGGCATTTGAAATGTTACCTGAAGCGCAACAGAATGTGTTATATCAGTGGCATTTCCATAATCGTAACTCTAAAGATTTAGCAATCAAGTTATCTATAAATGAGAAAACTGCACGTATGCGTGTCACTCGTGCTATTGATGCAATTATTAATAAACTTGGTGGGCATATGCCAAGGTATGAAAGTGATTATAAAAGTTCCAGAAATGACGAAAGAGGCGGATAAGGTTTTTAGCCCTATCCGCCTAAGCGTTACTTCTTTTTCTTTTTATACTTCGTCCCTTTGCGAGCAGTGTTTCCTTTACCAATATTTTTATTACTTCTCATAGCCTGAAGGTTGCTCTTTGAGTGATTGTCTTTGTTGTTATCTTTATGGTCAACGTGAACAGAGCGAGGTAGTTTTTTTCCTGTTGCTTTTTCGTGGTCTAAACGTGCACGGTTAGTTGATGTGGTTTTACCACCTTTTTTGATAACATAAATAGCACGACCTTTGTTTTGCTTAGAACCTTTATAAGGTCCGTAAACTTTTTTCTTCATTTGTCATCCCCTGAGTTAAGGGTAACTTTGAACAATGTCCATATTGCAAAAGCACCCAAACAGATAATACCAACAACGTCTCTAGTTTCGCCAGGGGGCAAAACAATCCAGGCGATAGTCAAACCCACAAGGGTGAAGGCTTCGCCAGCCCAAGCATCAAGATGCTTCCAGATGAATCTTGATATGTTTCTCATTTTATTCTCCTTGCAGATGTGGATAGTTGTGTTACAATTATAGCACCCAACACTACTTGTTGGGCTTGTTCACGTTCTTCGGGTGTGAACTCGGAACCAAGATTGGAAATAGTGTCTAATGCAACAGTTATGGTTTCAGATATTTGTTGGAACGTTTCTTGCAGGTTCTCTGATAAAAATTCTGGAAGAAATTCAAGGACAGATTCAGTTTCATCTGTGGAAGAAATCTCTTGAGGCACGTCTTCAAAAGAAGGTAAAGAAGAAGGGAAAGAACTAGGTGACGAATCAACAATTACTTCTAAAGTATCTTGAACACTTGGAAGGGGAGATGGCACAGGCGTT